ATCTTTTGTTTCACCACAAATTCTGCAAGTAATCATATCATATAAATTAAAAAACCCCCATCATAAATAAAGATGAGGGTTTAAGGTTAATTTAATGGGAGCATTAACCTTTATATTGTTTTTCTATATAATCGTCCATTACTTCAAACTTATTTATAAGTTCTTTACTATATCCATCAATAATAAAATGTTCCAACATAGCTGTAATTTTAATTATATCTGATAATGAAGGACATATCCCACACTCTTTAAAGTATTCAAGGGATAATTTGCTCATAGATTGTCTTGCGATAATTCTGTCTTTGTTATTTTTTTCCATAATTTTAATTGTTTTATTGTTTTATTGTTCTATAAATATAAGAAGTATTTATTTAATAGACAAATAATTTTTTAAAAAATCTTATCAAAATGAAAAAATTAACAAAAGATCAGTTTATGGGTATTGTAAGACACATCCTAACCTTCGTTGGAGGTATATTTGTAATCAGGGGTGTTGTGGAGGAAGCTTTAATTGCTGAAATATCTGGTGCCCTTATGACTTTAACTGGTAGTATATGGTCGGTTTTAAGTAAGATAAAAGAAAATAAAGAACTAGATTAGTCATCTTTTTTATATTTTTTCTGGTATAACTCAATGATTTTCATTATTGTGTAAACTATTGATGTGCATAATAGCATCAATTTAAGTATCATTTCAATATTTGCGAAGGATATTGTTATTGATGTCAGGTTAATTAGAATAACCTTATCTGATAATATATCTTGTATTTTCATAATTTAATTTATATATGATAAATACAAATTAATTAAAAGAGCGAAACACCATATTTTAATTTAACTCTATGGTAAAATTGTTGTGGTATATCTTCGTTGAGGTTATACCCCAGTCGTTTCAGTATTAACTTCCCTTGCTCAAATTCCCAATCTTGTAATTTTGGTTTTGTATCCCCATCATTCTTTCTGCAGTTTTTGCAAGTATAAGAAATGTTAAATATTTTGGATATGTCTTTATGAAAAAAAGAATGTGGGTGCCATAACTCACAACGATTGCATCTATACAACCATTCACCATCGGCACCCATTATTCTTCTGTTATTGATTTTTTTAGTCAAAATGAATGGTTATTCCTTTTATCCTTGAGACATCAATGTTATTACCCTCCACAATATCGATTATTTTGTTTTTAAGAAACTTTCTTTCATAATCCAATAACTTATTCACCTCATCATCTTTTTCTTCGTTAGAAGTCTTTAAAATGTCTTTCATAATAAATGAATGATTATCTACATTCCATCTTCTGTTATTATTGATTTGAGTAATAAGAGTTCTTGATACTCCAAAGATGTCTGCAATCTGTTGATGGGTATGTTCACCCATTTCCAATAAGTCCTTGATTACACGGACTTTTTCAATGTTTAATTTGTAAGCTCCAATCATAATTAGTTTTTTTATTTTGTTTATTTAATTATAAATATATGAGATTTTGTTTTTTTTATCAAATGTTTTAATATATTTATATTATAGTTGTCAAACACTGAAGGGGTAATTCTTAAAAACTTTTTTTCTTAACTCTCTTTCTTTTTTATACCCCCCCTTTTTTTTTCTTTTAATATTTACAGATTTTTCAAATTAGCATATATTTATTATTAGTGTGGGTCAACGGATTTTGGCAACTACATATCCGTCCACGACAAGATGTAGAATACATCGAATTACATAACAGAGACCATCAAGTTGATTATGTCTATAAAATTTAACCAAACTTCAATCATAAGTGTTAGGTTGTTGGATCAGATAAATCAACTAATTTTTTATAATTGGTTTTTCTTTTTCTTTTTTGGCATTTTTTCTTTTTCTTTTTCTTTCACTGACTTTTTTTATCCAAGATGTATAATACATCTTCGCAATTATTAAACGAAGTGGTTAATCAACTTGTTGATTATGTTATTTAAATTACTTATTATTAAGTATGAATAATAAAAAAACTACTATGAATGTATTTGATGATATAGAAGAAGCTATAGATTTTGTTGATGAATAGTTTAATTAGTTTATATTTACATATAACCCCCAGTTGTAAGTTTTTTATTTCAGGCATTCTGTCGTCATAATTCAAAGTTTTATTAGTTTTTTTTCTTACACTGGGGGTTTTTAATTAAAAAAACAAAATCATAGATATTTATGAATATGGATAATATTGAAATATCAAAATACTTTGAACTTAAAGATGAAGATAAAATCTATGTTAATAGATATGTTTTATCTATTTTGGATTATGAACTTCAAAGATTGCAAGATATATTTTCACCAAAAGAATCAATTCAAATATTGATAGATGGTTTGATTGATAAAAAAGAAATATATGAAATCAATGAAGATTATGAATATTGTCAAATTATCTCCAACATAATAAATGTATTAAAAAATAAATTGGATGCCATTAGTTGAAAGAAGACCTGGTGAACAAAGAGATGAATTTATCTCAAGGTGTATGGGTGATTCAAAAATGATAATTGAATTTCCTGATAATAAACAACGATATGCTGTTTGCATTTCTCAAAGTAAGAAATAATCATAATGCCTTGTAGTTGTAAGAATAATCAAAAAAGAAGAGCATTAACACTTCTCAACGGAAGAAGTTGGGAACAACTCAATGACATAGAACAAGGTCAAGTTGAGTCTTTATATCATCAGCAGTTCAAAAAATATGGAACTGAAGAAGAAATATTAAATTGGTTAAAATGATTATACAAGGGGATTGTTTTGATTTAATTAAATTGCAACCAGACAACTCTGTTGATTTGGTTATTACCAGTCCCCCTTATGCCGATATTGTCAATTATGGAAAAAATATATCAATTAAAAAACCACAAGAATATTGTGATTGGTTATTACCCCTTTTTAACGAGATACAGAGGGTTTTAAAACCCAGTGGTAGTTTTATACTTAACATCAACGATAATTGCAAGAACGGGTTAAGAAACCCCTTTATCTATGAATTAATATACAGAAGCCAGAAGGAAACAAAATTAAGGTTTTATGATACTTATATCTGGCATAAAAAGAATGGAATACCCAATGGTTCAAACAAAAGATTTAGAAATACCACAGAGTTTATATTTCATTTTGTTAAAAACCAAAAGGAGTTAAAGTTTTATATGGATAGAATAATGGAGGAACCATCACAATCAACCAAAGATAGAGCAAAAAATTCTTGGAGTATAACTAATCACGGTGAAACAAAAGAAGGTAAGAGAATAAATAAAAAGTATTTGAGTGATTACAAACCAACTAGCATCAGACCCGATAATGTATTTAGATTTTATACCGCAGGATATGCAAGAGACAATCACATCAAACATCCAGCACCATATCATAAACAATTACCAGAATATTTTATCAAGTTTTTAACAGATGAAAATGATGTTGTCCTTGACCCTTTTGCAGGTATTGGAACAACTGGTTTACCTTGCAAGGATATCAATAGAGAATTTATTGGATATGAATTAAACCCCAAATATGTTGATTTTGGAAATAAAAGAATAAATGGTGAAGAATTGGAAAAATGGTTGGTATGTCAATATGACCTCAACGATAATCTAATTGCTTGTTATAAAAATAGAGATGAAGCCTCAAGAGCCACAGGTGTTGAATCAGGTGATATTATGAGAACATATAATAGAACAAAATTTACAACAAGGGGTGGTTATAAATGGAAATTACAAAAAACAATATAATGGGAAGAAAAGCATATACATCAGAATTATTGGTAGAAAGGGGAATAATCCCTGAGGATTGGGAAGAAAGGTTATATGAGGTTGCAAAAAAGGGAAAAGGTAAAATGTATTATGCAAGTGAATTGGGACTTCATAGAGACACTCTATATAGTTTAATTGACCGAGACCCCAAGTTCAAAAAGGTAATCAAAAAATGTATGGAACTGGCAGAGCAATGGTGGGTAGATAAGGTTGTTGATTCATTTGAAAATGAAAACTCCCAAAGGTTAAATACAAATTTATGGATTTATATGGTTCAAAACCAGTTCAGAGATTCAGGGTGGGTTGACCGAAAAGATATTACCACAGATGGAAAACCAATTAATACAGACAATAATATTCAAGTAGAGATTATAAAACCAAAAGATGATGAAGATTTGGCAGATAAAGAATAATTCATTATATTTGTCCAAAAGTTAAATGAATATGTGTGATATAACAACGAAGCTATGTAGTAAATGTAAAGAGGAAAAACCTCTAACCAAAGACTATTTTTATAAGCGCTCAATTTCTTCTGATGGTTTCAGAAGTGAATGTAAACTTTGTTGTAAAAAAAACAGAAAAAAAGAATGGGATAAAAAATATCGTGACAACAACAAAGAAATAGTTAAAAAAAGCAAGGAGAATTGGCTTGAAAACAATTCAGAAAAAAGAAGAATATGGGAACAAGAATATAAGTCGCAACCTTTGATTAGATTGAAGAATACATTGAGAGCAAGAAATCGTAGATTTTTGGAAAAGGGATGGAAAACTGGTTCAACAAGAAAAATCATCGGATGTTCTTTTGATGAATTGAAATTACATCTTGAAAAACAATTTTTAGAAAATATGTCTTGGGAAAATTATGGAATATATGGATGGCACATTGACCATATTATTCCACTCTCATCAGCACAGACAAAAGAAGAACTCATCAAATTAAATCACTACACCAATTTGCAACCCTTATGGGCAGAGGACAATTTAAGAAAGTCCGATAAAATAAGTGAAGAATGGGGTAATGAAGTTTAAATCTACTGTTGTATTTCAAGATATACATCAAGCAGTAGAAGAAGACAAGAGATATATCTTCTTAAGGGGTAGTTCAAGAAGTTCAAAAACCATATCTGCATTACAATATATTATAATTGAAGCGCTTAAAACCCCAAAGAGTTCAATAACGATTGCAAGAGCAACACAAGTATCAATAAAGAATACTATATTGCTCGATTTTATTGAAGTAATGGAATCAGTTGATTTATGGGAACAGAACCGTTATAACAAGGTTGAGATGGTCTATAATTTTAAAAATGGGTCTCAGATAAAGTTAATTGGATTGGATGATTCTACGGGGAAATTAAAGGGGTTCAAATCTGACGTTATTCTAATAGATGAGGTCAATACCGTAGACAAGAGTAGTTTTATCCAATTAGACATTCGTTGTAGTAGATATATACTGGCGCTATATAATCCAGAGATACCGATGGATTGGTGGGGATTGGACTATGAAAAGAAAAAAGATGGGGTTATGTTATATTCAAATTATAAGATGAATCCATTTTTAGATACAAGAAGA